TTCGCGAAAGATTCAGCGGGCTTTTTCAAACGTACGTTGATTGAGTCGTGTGTAGCTAAAGAGAAAAATGTCAATGCGCCGAATTGGCCCGAATGGTGTCCTGATCCGTTTGACGTAACCATGAGGGGACAACCGAATAAGAAATACGTAATGGGAATTGATCCGGCTTCTGAGATTGATAATTTCGCTCTTATTATATTAGAGTTGCATCTCCAGCATCAAAGAGTAGTATACTCATGGACAACTAATAAGAAGGATTTTAATGCGAGAAAGAAACTGGGCCTTACAGATATAGATGACTACTATAGCTTTGTAGTGCGCAAAATCCGCGATCTCATGCAGGTCTTTCCTACCGTAGCAATCGGTATCGATTCTCAGGGTGGTGGTTATCAGATCGCAGAAGGGCTGAGGGATTCCGACAAGATACGTACTGAGTACGGAGAGGTTCCTATTCTTCCTATTATTATAGATAAGAAAGAGCAAGATACTGATAGGTTGTCTGGAATGCACATACTAGATCTAGTTAGCTTTGCTAGTGCTGAGTGGCTATCAAACGCCAATCATGGTCTGAGGAAAGATATTGAAGATAAGATGATCCTTTTTCCTCGTTTTGATAATATCACTATGGGCATCATAACTAAGCAAGATGAAATACGCTTTAAGAAACTACAAGATGAAGTAGGAAATGATGTGGCACTTAAAGTGTATGATACGCTAGAGGACTGCGTTATGGATATTGAGGAACTGAAGATGGAGCTGGCCTCAATTATTGTGACACGGTCAGCAAGTGGGCGGGAGCGGTTTGATACGCCCGAGATTAAGCTGGGGACCGGCAAGAAGGGGCGGCTCCGTAAGGATAGGTACAGCGCCCTCATTATAGCCAATATGATCGCGAGATCTATGCAGAGAGAAATACCTCTTCCAACCTACAATATTATAGGGCGAATAGTAAACGGTGAGACTAAAAGCTCCGCAAGTGATCAGATGTATTATGGGCAGGATTGGGCAAAAGACTTCAGTGCGGCCAGTGCGAAGGTTATACGGAGAAATCAATAAGTATTGGTGTATACCTTAATAGGTATTAACACAACTTTAATAGGTATTGAGCTATATGACACGCAAGAAGCACCCTAAATCTGAGGTCGACCACGTAATTGCACAGAGACAAAGGGATGGTGGGGCGGCCTATGTTAGCTGGGAAGATAATCCCGACGCCTTTATCACCTATGCGGACGCCCTTGAAGAAGGCTCTCATAATGTTACCACAGCTAGTCACCACCGCAACTACTCTGGTTTAACAAATTCTCTTAGTGGTAGGCCCGGTCTTCAGAACGCAGACTTCAATTGGTTTCGACCCGATCAGGCTATTCCCACAAAGCCCAAAGATATTATAGCTTATGCTAGATATGTATATAGAACTATAGGCCTAATCCATAATGCTTTTGATCTAATGAGTGACTTTGCCTGTCAGGGCGTTCGTCTTGCTCATCCAAATGCTAGAGTCGAGAAATTCTACAATGATTGGTTTAAGAGTGTTGAGGGAAAACATGTATCCGAGAGAATAGGCCACCTTCTGTTCCGAGAAGGAAATCTCGTACTCAGATCCTATAATGCTAAGATTAATGCTAGCAAGCGTAAGGATATGCATAAGTCAGTGGGGGCCGAAGACGCCTTAGTTGATGTCAAAAACCCAATCTTTAAGAAGAAAGAGATCCCGTGGCGTTATACTTTTATTGATACTTTATTGGTAAATCCCATAGGAGGCTCAGTAGCCGGAGTATCTAACAAAAAGATATACTCCCTTAAGATCCCCCAACAACTTAAGTCAGATATTAAGAAGTTGCAGGCCAGTGGTGATCCGGCCCACAAAGAGCTGCTTAAAGAAATAGCCCCCGATATTCTTAGGGCCGTCAATTCCACACAGAACGTCGATGTCATATTGCCGAGCGATAAGACTCATGTTCTACATTATAAAAAGGACGATTGGCAGGCTTGGGCAGATCCGATTGTTTATTCTGCTTTTGAAGATCTAAACCTGTATCAGAGACTTAAACTAGCAGACAAGGCCGCATTAGATGGAGCTATCTCTAAGATTAGAGTATGGAAGCTGGGTAGCCTAGAACACAAATTAGCACCGACGCCAACTGCCTCATCTACCTTGGCTGATATGTTGGGAGCTAATGTCGGGGGCGGAACCATTGATATCATTTGGGGCCCTGATATTGAGCTGATTGAGACTAGCAGTGACATGCAATCCTTCTTGGGAGAAGAGAAATACAGGCCAACCCTCATGGCCCTTTATTCTTGCATTGGTATTCCTCCCACCCTCACGGGAACATTTGGGGCTAGCGGTACGACCAATAATTTCATCTCTTTGAAAACCCTAACTGAGCGACTAAATTACGTTAGAGGTATCATAGTAAAGTTCTGGGACGAACAGATTAAGGCCGTGCAGAAAGCAATGGGCTTTCGGTTTCCCGCCCAGATAGAATTTGACCACATGTATCTGGATGATCCTGCGGCAATGGGTGGACTTTTGCTTAATATGGCTGACAGAAATATAGTAAGTGAAGAGTTTGTGCAGCGATTCATGAAGGCCAAACCTAATATTGAGAGTAATCGTATTAGCTCTGAAAAACAGAAGAGGACCCGCAAGAAGATGCATAAGGTTAGCCCCTTTCATAATGCTAATAAAGAACATGAGCTACACAAGATAGCTTTGCAGACCGGACTATCTACTCCTTCTGAAGTTGGATTAGAACTAGAGGAGAAGAAGGATGGGGAGAAATCTGCTCTTGAAATGAAGGAGGCTCAGATGAACAAGACGGGCCGCCCCCCTGATGATACGGGTAAGACGGGTACTCCGGGGAGACCTAAAAACTCTAAGGATGGTGGGCCCCGAAAGCAGAAAACGTTTAAGCCGAAAACCAAAGCTTCTGCTGATATTTGGGCTAAGGAGGCACAAACTAAACTTTCTTCTCTACTTAATCCTCCATTATTGGCACGATTTAAGAAAAAGACTCTAAGAAGTCTTACAGCACTAGAACTAAATGAGGTAGAACGTATTAAATTTGAAATTTTGTGTAATCTATCTATAGGTGAGGAAGTTGATAAGGAAACCATCACTACCGCAGTTAATAAACAGAATCCAGACATTCACAGGGAATTTGACCTATGGATTGCTGATGCTACAGAGGTGAAGGGGTCAAAATTAACCATCGAGCAGGTACGCGACCTACGTGTATCCTACTATATTAATTATAAATATGGGGACCTATAATACCATGAAAATATATGATATTGAGCGACAAGATGGAATAGCTGAGCTTATCAGTGCCCAGTCTTCCATAGCATTTGTAACAGAAATAGACAATACGATAAAGACCCGAGAAACACTAGATATCTCTCATCTAGTTAAAGCTGGTGTGGAGGATGATGATCTTTTTAAGGTCAACTCTATATTAGTTTCTACCGTATGGAACCTCAATGATGATGTTTTCACTAAGGTTCCAGTTTGGGCTGCTAGAAAGACTCCTAACTTTAAACCTACCAATATTGATCATGATGAGAAGCAGTTGGTAGGTGGGATAATAGAGACTTTACCTATAGATGAGAATTTGAAATTAATCCCAGATGACACAGCTATAGCAGACTTGCCGGATGTATATCACCTTTTAGTAGCCTCTGTGATATATCGTCATTGGCAAGATCCTGCTTTAACTGAGCGTGCTACGGAATTAATTAGAGCTATCGAAGCTGGTGATAAGTTTGTATCTATGGAGTGTCTTTTTAGAGGTTTCGACTATGGCGTGGTTACCCCAGATGGGACTAATCATATTTTAGCACGTAGTGAAGATACGGCGTTTTTGACGAAACATCTTCGCGCTTATGGTGGGGATGGACTATATCAAGAGAGTAAGATAGGGCGAGTATTAAGGGATATTACTTTCAGTGGAAAAGGTTTTGTAGATAGGCCTGCTAATCCATCTAGTATTATCTTTGATAAGGATCATGTGTTTACCTTCGCTAATGTAAAGGATGGTAAAAGTTTATTTTTAGAAGAAATTGGTGTATCTCATTCTGAAGACATATCATCAATTGATGACATTAACAATATGGAGAATAATATGACAGTTGAACTCTTAAACGACCAACTTGCAGAAATGAAAGTAAGTTTGGCAAGTGCTGTTGCTTCCAACAAAGAACTTTCTGACAAGCTGGCCGAGGCTAATATTTCAGGTTTTGAAGGAACGATTGCTAAGCATGAAGAATTGATTGCTGAATTGCAAGTGACAATCACTAATTTGGAAACGGAATTGGCCGAGTCAAAAACTTCTGTTAAAGCTATGGAAACTTCCCTAGCTGAGAAGACAATTGAACTTGAAAAGGTTCAAAGTAACTTTGACAAGTTTGAAGAAGACAAGAAGAAGAAAGAACGTAAAGAAAAAATGGGTAAAGCTGGTCTTACTGAAGACGAGTATGATACCTTTGCATCTCTAGAAGATGCGGCATTTGATGCCATTATTGAAACTATTGCCTCACGCATTGTGGTTGAGGCTTCTGAAGAAGTTGAAGAGGCCGAAGCATCTGAGATAGTAGAAGAGGGTTCCGAGGAGGCTGGCAGCCATGTGATTGCTAGCGAAGACGAAGTTGATGAGTTGGAAGTTACTCGTGCATCTCTTCAGGCGTGGGTTAGCGCAGAAGTTTTAAAGTAATATAATTTTAAGTAGGAGAATATAAATGGCACTTAAAGGTGACAGAGTAGAACACTTGACAGACATTAGTTTTTTCATGTCTAGTGAAGTTGCAACACGGGGGCATATTGTTGTCCATCAAACGGGTGGTTCCGGATCAGCTATGGACGATAGTGCCGCTTTGGTACAATTGCCGGGCGCAACCGTCAGCGGAACAATTCCTGCTGGCCTATTGTTAAATGATGTGGTCAATCTTGACTTGACTCGTCAACATCTCAATGAACATCAAGATGAAGTTCAATTGGGTGGAAAAGTTACATTGCTTCGGCGTGGAACAATTGTTACTAATCACGTTTCTGGAACCCCGACAATCGGTGCGGATGCTTATTACAACGATGCTGGTGAGATTACATCGGTCGCTGTAGCAAATAGTACTAAAGTCGGTCGTTTCCTAAGTCTTTTGGATAGCGATAGCTATGCGAAGGTCGAAATTAATATTGTTTAAGGAGAGTTTTAATGTTTGAATATACACCTTCAATGATTGAGCTGCTGGTTAAATCCGGCTCGAAGAATCAGTCTGAGTCTCTGGCGGCTGTTGCTGAGCTTGCAAAAGCTTTGGAACTTCCCCTTCGTAAAGGTATGATGGACGGCGATATCCTCGCTAACATCTTTGAGGTCATCAGTTTGGCGCCGGGAGCGAGTAATGAATTTCCTTTGGATTTTCTGTCGCCGGGTTCTGAGAAAGACTTCGTTGCTTATACTATTCCTAATCATGGTTATATCCCGCAGCGTCACGTCGAAGGTGATTATGTTCAGGTTCCAACCTATGATATTGGTGCATCGATTGACTGGTTGCTGAAATATGCGCGAGATGCTCGATGGGATATTGTAAGTCGTGCTATGGACGTTATGCGTTCGCAGTTCGTTAAGAAAATGAACGATGATGGTTGGCACACGCTGATTTCGGCTGGTGTTGATCGTAACGTTTTGGTTTATGATCCTGATGCGGCTGCTGAGCAGTTCTCGAAGAAACTTATTTCTTTGATGAAAGTTGCTATGCGACGTAATGGTGGTGGTAATTCGACTTCTATTAGTCGCGGTCAGCTTACCGATGCCTTTGTTAGCCCCGAAGCTAAAGAAGACGTTCGTAACTGGGGTGTTGATGAGGTTGATGAGATCACTCGTAATCAACTGATCAATCAAGAAGGAGGGCTGGTCAATCGTATTTTCCAAGTTAACCTTCATGATCTAGATGAGTTGGGAAATGATCAGGAATATCAAACTTTCTATGAGAATGATCTTGCTGGAACCATGCCGAGTGGCGATGTCGAAATCGTTGTTGGGTTGGATCTAAGTGGGCGAGATAGCTTTGTGATGCCTGTGCGGGCTGGTGTTGAGATCTTCGAAGACTCAAATCTGCACCGAGAAAGACGGGCTGGTTTGTACGGCTGGAGTGAACAAGGCTTCGCAGTATTAGACAACCGAAGATGCATTATCGGGTCCTTCTAAATAGAACAGTATAAATAGGCTCTTTTAACCGAGAGCTTATTTTTTTATATAAATTTTAAACAATGGTCGGACGAAATAAGGATTTGTGATGTATAATTATTGTGGAGGAAAATTATGATTTTAGAAAAAGAAACGACCGAGAAGTTTGGGCGACTCCCAATTAGGACACTGGATAAATGGGTTGTCAGTTGTGATTACTGTGGGGTACTTTGTGACAAAACTGAAAAAAATCGGAGAAAGGCAAACATAGATATAGCTAAAGATGCCTGCAGCAAGTGTAAATTTATCAAGCGAGAAGAAAAGTCTCTTAAGTTGTATGGTGTAAAGAATTCAGCTCAGCGAGATGATGTTAAGCTAAGTGATATTAATTGGGATGATCATAAGGACAAGATAACACAGCTATATAGTGAGGGGTATTCAGTTCCCAATATTGCAAAGAAATTAGGCCTACCTAAGACTTCTTTAGATCGTAAGATTAAAGAGTGGGAACTAAAATCTGATGAGACCTTTGCATCTCATAGAGACAAGACCATGCGTGAGAGATATGGTGAGGATTATATCGAGAAAAAAGCCGCAGAGCTGAAGCAATTTGCGCAAGATAATTATGGTGTAGATAATGTGTTTCAGTCTGAAGAGATCAAGGCTAAGATTAAAGAGACCAATTTAGACAAATACGGTGTCGAGCATCACATGAAAGATAAGGATCGTGCTAAGGAAGTAGTACAGAAGGGCCTCCAGACCCGTATTGATAAAGGTGATGTTTTTATCCACGAGGGTAAGACTATACCTATGCTGGCTGAAGCTGCGGGATTCTCAAGGTCTCATTTCCACTCCTTAGTTAAAAAGTTTGGTATAGATAAAGCTATTACTATGCAGCCTCGACAATCCTCGTTAGAAACTACCTTTGAAGAATGGTTAATTAAGGAAGATATAAAGTATAAGAAGCAGGTCAGGGTTGGGACTAAGTATGCTGACTTTCAGATAGGTAATATTATTATTGAGTGTGATGGTCTTTATTGGCATAGTGAAAGAATTACAGAAAAGAACTATCATAAAGAAAAGAGAGATCTATATTTAGAAAATGGATTTACTCCACTATTCTTTTATGAAGATGAAATAAATAACAAATTCCCCATAGTCCAATCCATGATCCTAAACAAATTAGGCAAATGCCCCAACAAAATATTCGCCCGCAAGACAGCACCCGTCATAGGAGGAGCTAATAAGGAGTTTTTTGAAGAGAACCATCTAATGGGTAAAGGAAAAGGGGAGATCTTCTCCCTGCTGTACGATGGGGAACCCGTCGCAGCCATTCAA